TTTTGCGATCTGGTTGTCCGGCAGCATCAGCGTTTCGGTCTGCGTCAGGCGAAGGCTGACCTCCGTGCCGTCTGCGGACAAAGACAGTTCTGAGAGCGGACGCAAGATTCGGACCGTTCCGCAGGCAAGGCAGAACTCCGCAGCCGTGCAGCCGGTGATGCTTCTGTCAAGAGACAGCGTCAGGGTTGGCGTTGTGCCTGGGATGATGCTCATGTGCTTCGCCTCCTTACAGTCCGGGCGGGATAATATCGTCGATGGAAAGCTCCCGCTTCGGCTTTGCCATGCCGAGGAACTGCCTGTGACATTCCCACAGGTCGAGGAGAAAACCGAACGGCGTCAGCCAGACCTCCTCGGACGGAAGATGCAGCTGCGCCGTTCCGTAATAAAAAAGCCGGGTGAACAGTTCCTCGTCTGTTACCCGACTGGTGCGTTTTTTGAATTGTTCTCGCTTTCCACATTCCGCTTCGTTCCCTTGAACATGGCCTCCATGATGGCGGATTTGTACTCTGCCAGTTCCAGCGGGCTTGTGAGCAGCTCGACCGTCTCCTGCGTGAGAAGCTCCTGCTTGTCCTCCGGGGTGCGGAGATTGTGGATGAGCACGGACTGGTTTGCCAGCAGCGTAATGAGCCACACCAGCTCGTCCAGCGCCATCTCAAAGTTCTCTGACCGCATCAGCTTCTGCCCCAGGTTTTCCAGACCGCCGTAGCGGCCTGCGATCTCCTTGGTGGCGCGGGTGGTGAGAATGAGTTCAAACTCCCGACCGCCGATGTTGATTTTTGCACTTCTGTCGTCCATAAAAACGCCTCCTTACACCTGTGCGAATGTCGGCTCATACACCTCGGTGTACCAACCGCTGATAACCGATGCGGAAACTCCGGTGGAATCCTCAGACACCTCCGCCTTCCACGGGTGCTTGCCCTGACCGTCCAGCTTGTTGCGGCGCAGGACGGTACCCTCAATGGTGGGTGTGGAGAACTCAATGCTCTCGCCCTTGGTGGTGAGGTTCGTCGCGGGGATGCCGAACTTGACCTTGTAGAGCCAGAAGTAGCGGTACTTACCGTTGGACTTCTTCGCCCGGAAGCCGATAGCCACGGGTTCACCGCCGTCCTCGGATGCGGAAATGAGCACCTTGTTGTCGTCGATTTTTGCGCCGGTCAGGTCCTGCGCCACCTGCACGCCGATATCGTCAATGCCCAGCGTGAGCGTGCCGCTCTGGAACTCCTTCACGACCTCTGCCGCGCCATCATCGGCATAGAGCGTCGCCTCAGCCAGTTCCACGGAAAGCTCCGCTGTCATGGCCTTGGCAAGCTGCGTCGGTGTGCCGTAGGTTTCGTTGCCGTTGTCGCCCTCGGTGATTTTTGCGTAATAAAGTTTATCCAGACCAATGGTCGCCATTGTCATTCCTCCCAAACATAAGATTTTGCCACATCTATGGCGTAGTGGTGATAACCGGTGTCGGTTTCAAAGCCGATGTACCGGCGGTCGGTAATATAAAAATCCGCACCCAGCATGGCTCGGACGAGTGCATTTTTCAGTTTGGTGTAACTGCCCTTTGTGAAGAGGGACAGCCGTGCCTCCTGTGTCTCACAGCCGGGAGCGTTGTCGGCGTGAAGCTCAAAGTTGTCCGATAGCGGGGTTATCACAAAATAGGTGTCCGGGGCTTTGCCGGAGAACACACCCGTTTCCACTGGAACACCGCAATGCTCGGCGATGGTTTGTAAATCGGATAGAAGACTCACAGCTTTTCCACCTCCTCATCCAGCGCCTTGGTCATGGCATCGATGCATTCCTGCCGGG